AATAAATAAAGATTTTGCAGTTCAATGGGCTAGACTCCTTGTGGGTCGAACCTATTGGTTACCTGAAAATAGAAAATTGGGTATACCCGGACAGCCATTAACTTATGCTGTCGGGCAACCGATGGGTGCTCTTTCGAGCTGGGCCATGCTGGCTCTCACCCACCATCTGTTGGTTCAGGTGGCGGCGTGGGAGGCAGGATATAAAGTTGAGGAATGGTATAGCGGATATGCCGTGTTGGGGGATGATTTGGTAATCTTCGACCCAAAAGTTAAGGACTCGTATTTACGAGTCTTGGCGGATCTAGGTGTAGAGTGCGGAATAGCAAAATCACTACTCTCCTATAATAGGAGCGTAGTCGAGTTTGCGAAACGGACTCTGTATAAGGGAGTGGACGTAAGTCCCATTCCTTTATCAGAGTTCATTTCTGCATTGTACTACCTACCTGATGCCATTTCTTTTGCAAGAAAATACCATCTTACCTTTCCAGCATTGCTGAAAGCCTTAGGGTTCGGCTATAGAGTAAGATCTACTATGTTTAAATACATAGGAAAATTGAATTCGAAAGTACGAGCCTTGATGTTCGCATATCATCTCCCGGAAGACGATGAAGCTGCTACTGCTTTATTTAGTAAGGGTAACCCCATGCTATCTAAATCTACTTTAGAGTTAGTATTGAAAGAGTTCAAAACTGTGATGATGCAGAGGTACTTACCGCGAATAGAGACCAAATTGAAAAATTGGGTCTCTACGCCGGTAATTATCAAGGAAGTAGGAGAACAAACTACTAACAGACTAATGGAAAGATTGGCGTTTTCGCCCTTCCTCCAGGTTCTGTTAACTAGAGTTCTCCCAAACCAAGATATTACTACTGTATCTACGCACGTTGAGAACTGGGAACCATACTTTGACATTACAGCCAAAGACTTTGAAACAGCTTTCAAGCTGCGTCCAAAGGGTTTCCCAATACCGACTCCAAATTGGAAAGAGATAGAGCAAGGTAAACTTACGAATCTAGTGGTGCCACCTCAATTGTTTACTAAGATTGAGACATTTAAACGGCAGTTATTCATGGATGTATATCGAGTAGTTAAAATACTAGTCGAGGTACCCCGGTCTAACTTCGTTACAGATGCCATCAAACTGACGTATTCAATTAAGTCAATCCGATATAATCGTACGCCGTTTACTATTTATTCTTCAATTTTGGCCCAATTACGGGCTATTAATAAAGCTGGATCTGGAGACGTTCTTTTCGAACGGCCTCTAGAGAAAGCTCCAAAATTTGGAATAGATAATGCACAGCTGCAATTATGGCGGGAGTTTACCCGAGTAATATTGGCGGTTTTACCGTCAATTAAGACTAAGGTAGGTAGCGTTACAACAACAAAGTAACAGGAGTATCCAAAGACCGAAAAGGCCAAGGGATAGTGATCCTATCTCTTTTAATGTTGCGTGTG